ATTTATTAGTCATACTATACATAATTACCTATTTACGCAAATGCCTGAGATATATGGTGCATTAGTGGGAGCAGCAGCTACTGCTTTAGTTATGGTTATATCTAACATGAGTAGTCGTAGAGAACGAGACATACGAGACATATACTTTAGACTTAACAAGTTATCAGAAGCGGTTAGCAGAATAGAAGGCAAGATACAATAACGTGTGCTATGTTTGGAAAAACAAACAAACTATGTACAAGATACTAAAACCTATTCTTGTAAGGTTCTTAACAACTACTGCGTGCAAAAGACTCATCATTGAAATATTAAGAGAGACTATTTGTAAGCAGACCTCGAACACGTTGGATGACCGTGCTGTAGACCTGCTTGAGCAGCAGTTGTTTCCCAAATTAAATTAATGACTAAAGAAAAATTTCTCAACATTGAAATCGAAGAGCCACCTGTAGAGTTGCAGCTATCGGTTGAAATGCGAGTAAGAGAAATTTTAAAAAGTGATGATGTAGTTGGAATAAAAAAATATTGCACACACTTGATAAGACATCAGATGAAACAAGATGTATTTCTAGCAAGTCTATTAGGTAGAGTCATAGAATTAGAAGCTGCTTTAGATAAAAAATACAGGGCAGATGAGTTGAATACTATGGACAAAATTAGAAAATTCTTTCATAATTAAAAAAAAGGTAAATGTTATGCCAAAAGGTAAGGGTACATATGGAACTAAAGTTGGTAGGCCACCAAAGAAAAAGTAAGCGGTTGGCCTACTAGGCTCTAGTCTCTGCCCCAAAATCTAGAGCCGATACCTCAGAGTGTTCTCTGGTCTGCTCACTCTGGGGTATTTTAAAATGGAAGATCGTTGTCGTTACCTTTATATGATGGTGGTATATCTTTGCGGTTAGATTGGTAGTCATTGTCTACATCAAACATATTTACCATTATTGAACCAGAATTTTCCTTCCCACTAAAGTCAGGTATCCCTGCAAAATTTATCCATTTATCTAACAACATAAATTGTTTGCCTTGGTCATTTTCCATAATGACTCCAATGTTGACCCAGTTTGCTTTGGGATTACCATCTCTATCTTTGTACTCTCGTGTCTTGACGGATAGGTTCTTGATCTTTCGTGCCATAAGGAATTTCCTGTAGTATGCGTATGCGGACAAAGCCACCGTAGCGGTCTTGATCCATTGTTGAAATAACAGTATTAAAACGCTTATCGTTAATGCGTAATGCATCAGACAAACCGTCAATACCTGCCTTCATTCTAGCAACTAAATTGTCTCGGTCATAACTGCGTTTATCTGGTGGTATAAACGTCATTTCTAAAACTAATCTTTCTGGTATGTTTTCATATACTCCACGATATTTTTTTAATTGTTCTCTCGATGCACTTAAACAATTTTTTCTGTATTCCTTTTTAGCTGCTGCTAACTTTGCCCAATGCAATCGTTTGTTTGGCGATAGATCTGATGGTGGCCAACCTAATACTATTTCAATCATCCAATTGCTCCAACTCGTTAATGCGTTTCTTAATTGCATCAAACCTAACCATATATTCTTTTGTTGGTAAATCGTTAAACCAAAATTGTGTTTCTAGTTCTGCTAATTGCTGTTTGTAATTTGCAATTTGCATAATATTTTTTTGTCTGTCTGACCATTGCATTTCATCGTCTGGTATTTTTTCCCATTTGTTATTTTTAAATACACATAACTTTTCTGGTTCGTTTGGATTAAACCACAAGTCACCTGTGTGCAATTCGTTTTCTTTTGTCATTAAGATTTGCTCCATAGTTTAATTAATAATTCTAATTCTTTGATGCGTGCCTTGGCTGCTGCAACTTTTTGTTCTGTTGTCATAAATTTTTTCTGTAAGAATCCCAGTTAAAACCAATTAATGCACCTCCGTTCTCACGCAACCTATCGGTTACACGTTCACCAAGGTAGTCTGACAATTGCTCGCTAGGAATATTTGATAATAAAATAGATGGCTTAAGTTTTTCATAGCGTTCATTGAGTACATCAAACAACAATTGTTTTTCAAACTCTGACCCAAACTGTACACCAACTTCATCAAGTATGAGCAGATCAGGTGATGCAAATGCATCTATGACTTCGCTTTCTGTTTCTTCTTTTGTTCTCCAACTATCTTTTACCCTACGAATTAGACGTTGTACGGT